GCTCGACATTAGCCGGACGAAGTTGATTGGCTCAGATCAGACTTGGATCTCGATGCAGATCGACGGCGCTCCTACTGTTGGTAGGGAACACGGAATCTACTACTTCGGTGAATACGAAGCACGGGAGCATTTGAAGGACGGTCGAGAGGTTCGGCTCGTGAACTTCTCGGGCAATGCCAAGCCCTGGAGTCGGATCTGCTTGAATCGTGCTCCCGATCTCTTTCGTGAGTACGTGAAGTGGCTCGATGTCAAGCCGGTGTATGCCAAGGCCTAGTTTGCGCGCGCGGGCCGACGCCATTCCCGAGCTCGGACATGGCGGCCGAGAAGTCGGCCCACTGTTGATCGAGCTCGCGTCTCAAGTTCAATCGGGTGCGATCGTGGATATCGGCCCCTACTTGGGATCGACCACCGCGTATCTCGCGCTTGGTGCCGGAGGCGCGCCGATTCACGCGTTCGATACGTGGGACGCCGATATCTGTGACCTGAGGGCGAAGGCGCGGAAGTTTCACGGCATGGAGATCCCGGACGACCTGCAGCCGTTGTTCGTCGAGAACCTGAGTCCTTTCGGCGCGGATCTCACGGTGCATCGATGCGATATCAGTGCCTTACCAGAATGGGCCTTTGGTCCTATTGCATTGTTGGTGGACGACATCGGAATTGAGCCCGATCGCACCGAGGCGAAGATGCGGGTATTCGGCCCGAGTCTGATGAAGGGCGCCAAGCTCTTGCTACTCGACTATTTCTGGTATGAGCACAAGCGAGGCGTCGAGTTCACCGGCGCTCGGGACTATATGCTTGCCCACAATGAGTACCGATTATTGCGGCGAGCTGGCGCGCGAGGTGCGCTGTTCGAAGTTCTATGAACGGCATGAAGCTCCATGCGTACTCGAGCTACGAGGAATATCGGCAGGCTCAGGAACTGGCGAATCACCGGAAGATAGGCAACGTTTGGGTCAGGCAGCAGGACGTGCAGTTCGTTGCCGACTACGTCAAGACACTAATCAAGCCGAAGTTCGGGCTATGTCATGGCACGAGGTCAGGGCATGAACAGGAGTGGTTTCGCGAGTGTTTGGGCTGCGAGGTCTTGGGGACTGAAATCTCGAGCACCGCCGAAGACTACCCGAATACGATTCAATGGGACTTCCACGAGACCAAGCCGGAATGGATCGATGCCGTTGACTTCATCTACAGCAATTCTTTCGATCATGCCTATGATCCCAAGAAAGCCTTGGATGCTTGGATGTCCTGTACAAGGCTCTGCGTGATTGAGCATACGGCTTACCACGGGACCAAGCATGTCTCCGAGGTTGACCCCTTCGGAGCAGAGCTCACGGTGATGCCCTACCTGATCACACTCTGGGGTGAAGGCAGGTATGGAGTACGTCAGATACTCAAGCCCACCGAGGATCGTAGTTTCATAGTGGTAGAACGATGGAATACACCGTGAGGTTCAGCGACAACAGCACAGTCAAGCGGTATGGGTGTACGCGTGGGCATCCGCACCCCACTAGTACAGGGGCTGCAGAGTGTGAGGCCGCACGAGAAGCAGGCGCTACGGATGCGCAGTTACTAGCTTTGTTCAATGCCGAGGTTGTTGAGTACAACTCATGAAGATCGCAACACTCAAGCCCAGGTTACCCATGCTCGACAACCTGCGCCCTATGTTCCACGTGGAACCTCAGCGTCTACGTGGCTCCATGTTGCAGAAGCGCAATTGGAGACTGCTGGCCGAGCATCCCCTATGCCAGCACTGTCAGGTCAAGGTATCTAGGGAGGTCGACCACATCATCCCCTTGTGGGCAGGTGGTGAGGACATAGAGTCCAACCTACAAGCTCTGTGCGACGACTGTCACAAGGCCAAGACGGCCGAGGAAGCTGGAGCGAGGGCGGTGGGGGGTACTGTCGATCTTCTTTACAAAAGGTCTACGAAACCGCGCGCCCCTCATTTGCGGATTAAAAACGCCCTCTTGGAGCCTGGCGATGGCCCGCAAATCGCCTAGAAAGGGCTCAGGATTCGCTCAGAAGCCCTTGGAGTATCTGCTCCAGGTGATGCGCGACGAAACGGTAGACACGCCCCTGCGCGTTCGTGCGGCGGTTGCGGCGGCTCAGTATTGCCACGTGAAGCGGGATGACGGTGGCAAGAAGGAAGAGCGGCAGGCGAATGCGGTGGAGGTCGCAAAGGGCAAGCTGGCTCCGGCCGCGCCGCCGAAGCTATCGGTTGTGAAGTGATGTGGTCGACCGCCTCGGCGGACTGGTCGACGAGGGTGCTGGATAAGAGCGGGAGGATCATCCCGTTCGGGCCGTTGTTCCCGGCTGAGGCTGAAGCGGCACTCGAGGTTTTCAACGACCTTGTTCTCGTTGACGTAGCGGGGCAGCCGAGAATCAAGGATTCGTGCCGGCCATGGCTGGTTGAGTTCGTGAGCGTGATCTTCGGGGCCTACGACCCCGACACCGGCCGGCGGTTGTTGTCGGAGTTCTTTTTGCTCGTGAGCAAGAAGAACACCAAGAGCACCATTGCCGCGGCGGTAATGCTCACGGCCTTGATTCGGAACTGGCGGCATTCGGCCGAGTTTCTGATTCTGGCGCCGACGATCGAGATTGCGAATAACTCGTTCTATCCCGCTAGGGATATGGTGAAGGCTGATCAGCAGCTCGCCACACTGCTGCATGTTCAGGACCATACGCGGACGATTACGCATCGGGTGAACGGGGCTTCACTGAAGGTAGTCGCGGCGGATGACGAGACGGTCGGCGGCAAGAAGGCGAGCGGGATTTTGGTCGACGAGCTCTGGCTGTTCGGGAAGAGGCCGAACGCCGAGAACATGCTGAGAGAGGCCACAGGAGGTCTAGCCTCGAGGCCCGAGGGATTCGTGATCTACCTCTCGACGCAATCTGACGAACCTCCCGCGGGGGTGTTCAAGCAGAAGCTGCAGTACGCACGAGACGTGCGGGACGGGCTGATCGACGACAACCGATTTCTGCCGGTGCTTTACGAGTTCCCGACGCAGATGATCGAGGACAAGAGCTATCGGAATCCGAAGTTCTTCTACGTGACGAACCCGAACATCGGAGCGTCGGTGGATTCGGAGTTCCTCGAGCGCGAGTTTAGGAAGGCTGAGAACGCGGGCGAAGAGTCCATGTGTGGATTCCTCGCGAAGCATCTGAACGTCGAGATCGGTTTGACGCTTCGTTCAGATCGTTGGGCGGGGGCGGACTTCTGGGATTTAGCAGGGGGTGAACGTCTCACACTTGAGGGGTTGATCGACCGTTCCGAAGTGGTGACGGTCGGGATCGATGGCGGTGGCCTGGACGACATGCTTGGGATGGCGGTCGTTGGGCGTGAGGAAGCCACTGGATCATGGCTGCTTTGGAGCCATGCATGGATTCATCCGATCGTACTTGAGAGGCGCAAGAGCGAAGCAGAGCGTTTCCGAGATTTCGAACGCGATGGGGATTTGACCATCGTCGATGAGATCGGCGATGACGTTGAACAGGTCGCGGAGTTCGTACGGCGAATTGAGGATGCCGCGCTGCTCGATTGTGTCGGAGTAGATCAAGCCGGCATCGGTGCGGTGGTGGACGCTCTGCTCGAGAAAGAGATCGAGTTCGAGCGCATTGTCGGAATCCCGCAGGGCTGGCGTCTAAATGGTGCGATCAAGACTGCAGAACGGAAATTAGCGGAACGTGCTTTCAAGCACGGCAACCAACCGTTGATGGCTTGGTGTGTCGGTAACGCGAAGGTCGAGCAGAAAGGCAACGCCGTCACAATCACGAAGCAAGCCTCGGGGTCGGCGAAAATTGACCCGTTGATGGCGCTGTTCGACGCAGTGACGTTGATGTCCAGGAATCCGAAGCCGCGGAAGAAGTTGTTTCAAATGTTCGTAGCGTGAGGGCGTAAACGATGCCTACTGAATTCGAGTCGATGCACCGTGCGTACAGTTTGTTCACCGTCAAGGCGATGAACGAGGATCTTCGAGAGATCGAGGGGGTCGCCACGACTCCGACTCCTGATCGCATGGGCGACGTCATCGAACCAGAGGGCGCGAAGTTCACGCTGCCGATGCCACTGATTTTCCAGCACGATCAGAAAGTCCCGGTGGGCGAGGTCCATGCGGCATCCGTACGCAAAGACGGCATACGGGTGAAAGCGCGCATTGCAAAGTTCGATGAGCCTGGTGCGCTCAAGACTCGACTCGATGAAATCTGGCACACCTTGAAAGCTGGGCTCATCAAGGGGTTCTCGGTTGGCTTCAAGCCGATCGGAATGCCCGAAAGGATCAAAGATGGCTCTGGCTTGCGGTTCAAGTCGTGGTTGTGGCTCGAGCTATCGCTCGTCACGATCCCAGCCAACGCCGAAGCCACAATTTCAGTCGTTAAGTCGCTCGATGCCGAGTTGCTGGTCGCGTCAGACCGTCGCAGGGGCATCGTACGACTCGACGACGACATCATACGGCGCGCCCGCCGGCAACAGCATCCAGGGTCCGTGTTTATGGACCAACCAAGAGGTTTTGTACGATGAACATTCAGGAACAACTGCGCGTCTATCAGCAGAAGCGCAATGAAGCATCCGAGCGCCAGTTGGCGCTCATGAACCGTGCGGGTGAAGAAGGCCGCACGCTCGACGAGGAAGAGAAGGGCGAGTACGACTCGCTTGACACCGAGCTCGAGAGCATCGACGGCCATCTGAAGCGCCTGCGCAAGCACGTGGAAGAGAACAAGGGCGGCAACGAGGTCAAGACCAAGGGCCCGACCGTTCTCGTCCGCACGCAGGACCGGGACGACGACTTCAAGGGTCAGTCGTACATTCGGAAGCTCATTGCGCGAACGCTCGCGGAGCAGTCCGGGTTCGAGCAGACGGCGTCGCAGATCGCCGAGCATCGGTGGGGTAAGACACACCCCAATCTATGTCGGGTGATCAAGTCCGGGATCGTGACGACGACCAAGGCCGGCATTGGTGGCCATGGGTCGAGCTCGGGCGAGGCCGGGGCTGAACTCGTCGCAGCGGATGGTCGCTTCACGGGCGACTTCATCGAGTTCTTGCATGACATGACCGTGTTCGATCGCCTGCCTTTGAGAGAGGTGCCGGCGAACGTCACGATCAAGGGGCAGGATGGAGCCGCTACTGGGTACTGGGTCGGGGAATCGAAAGCGATTCCGGTCTCGGTGACGAGCTACAGCACGGTCAATCTGACTCCGTTGAAGGTCGCCGCTCTGACGACGATCACGAACGAGCTGCTGCGCGATTCCAGTCCCTCGGCTGAGATCTACTTGCGCGATAGCTTGGGTCGAGCGAGCGCGGAGCGGGTCGATACTACGTTCGTGAGCCAGACGGCCGCCTCTGCTGGGGTTTCGCCGGCCGGTATCTTGAACGGCCTCGCCCCTCTCGGTAGCAACGGCGCGACCGCCGCTCTAGTGCGTGAGGACATCAACGAGCTCTACGCTCCATTCCTGAGTGGCAAGCACTCCTCGGGGCTGATCTTCCTGATGACTCCGACTCGAGCCAAAGCGACGTCGTTGCTGTTCACCACGCTCGGGGTACCGGAGTTCCCAGGCTTGGGAGCGCAGGGAGGGACATTGATGGGAGATCAGGTCATCACCGGAGACAACATCGGGGCCACGCACGTGATCCTGATCGATCCGAGGGAGATCTGGCGAATCGGCGACGGTGGGGTGCAGGTCACGCTGTCGCGCGATGCGACGATCGAGCAGGACACGGCACCGCAGGGCGCGCAAGACACGCCCACGGCCGCCTCGGCAACCCTCATGTCGATGTTCCAGACCGAGTCGACGGCGTTCAAGGTTGTACGGTCGATCAACTTCCAGAAGCGCAGGACCGATGCGGTGGCGTGGATGGAAGACGCGATCTGGGGCAACGCGGCGCTCTCGACGACCTAAGTCCAACCCGGTTGGCAAGAAGGGGCCGCTCTGGCCCCTTCTTTTTCTCGATGGAGGTAATTGCGATGTGGATCGAGGTCATCAAGCCGTATGTGGAACATCTCGGCGCGAAAGGCTCGCGGCGTGATATTCCAGCAGAGGAAGGGCGAATCCATGTCCTATTGGGCAATGTCATTGAGTTGAAGAAGTCATCGGATATCGAGTTCGACGAACCGCCACCACGCAAGAAGCGAGCCTATCGGCGACGCGATCTTAGGGCAGAAGAATGAATCTGTTTGGCTGGCAGATCAGCCGAGTCAAAAAGAAGTCTCTGTCGCCTCCGAGCGGTCGCTGGTGGCCGTTTTCGTTCGATGTCGTGCCTGGGTTCTGGCAGCAGGACGCGCAGATCGAGACCGACACCGCACTCACCTTCAGTGCGGTGTACGCCTGCATTCGTTTGATTTCGTCCGACATTGGGAAGCTGCGGCTGAAGTTGGTCTCCTTGCAGCCTCCGGGCATATGGCAGGAGCGCACAAGTCCTGCGTTCTCTCCTGTGCTGCGGAAGCCGAACAGCACGCAGACCCGTATCAAATTTTACGAGCA